CGCGCGTTGCCGTAGACCTGCGCGTCGCCGTAGACCCACGCGTCGCCGGAGACCCGCGCGCCGCCGTAGACCCGCGCGTTGCCGTAGACCTGCGCGTCGCCGTAGACCCACGCGTCGCCGGAGACCCGCGCGCCGCCGTAGACCCGCGCGTTGCCGTAGACCTGCGCGTCGCCGTAGACCCGCGCGTTGCCGTAGACCCACGCGTTGCCGGAGACCTGCGCGGAATTGGCGATCCAGCCTCCGAGTGTGCCGTCAGGGTTGCGGTGCTTGTGCGCCGGCACTGAACCATTGCCATCGCTGAAGTCGAGCGTCTGAGCAGCCGGATTCTCCGTCGCGGTCACTGGATCACCTCCACGCCGGCCTCGCCGGCCTCACGCCAGCGGCGCAACAGGTCGAGCAGCTCAAGCGCCACCCACTCTGGAGCGGCGCCGACGGTCTCCACGGCCTCGCCGCCGAGGTGCAGGCCATCCACTTGGACGCGCACGAGGCGCCGGCCTTGGGCTTTGGCGTCGCGGCGGTAGTCACGCGGGAAGGGTGCGGACCTCATGGCGCACCCCCGGCCGAGCTCATGGCCGCGTGCCACGCCGGTGCCACGCACCAGCGGAAACGAGTGTCGTCAGGTGCTGTCGCGCTCGCGCATGTGCTGCATGTCTCCGCGTCAGTACGCGGAGATTCATCGTTCAGCGACGTGCGGATGAGTTGCTGTCGCGCCTTATCGGGCGCGCCACTCTCCTCGTCCTGACGCCGTTTCGTCGAGTTTGTTTCGAGTACGTTCCACGCCGGTGCCATCACTGCTTCCTTTCCATGCGGAGCACGGTGGCGCCGCCGATCTTGGGGATGGCCGCAGCCGCCTGACGCAGCGGCAGGCTCGACCAGTCGAGGTAGTGGGCTCGCACGCCGACCACGGCATGCCCGATGAACAGCTCGGCGGCCTCGCGGCCGACGCCTGCTGCGGCCAAGCCCGTCACGATGCCGCGGCGGAAGGCCTGGTCGGGACGCCCGCGCCACACCGCCTCGCGGACGCCGGCGCGCTCCCAGGCCTCTGACACTGCGCGCTCGCGGGCCTGCCGCACGGGACGCCACGTCAGGACGAACCCTTCACGCTCGCCCCAGGTGGCGAGCTCGGCCGCCAGGTGCTCGCTCATCGGCTGCCGGAATCCCGGCAGGCCCTTGTGCGGCGCGACCGTCAGCACGGCTTGCTTGAAGTCCACGTCGGCCCACGTCACCGCGAGCGCCTGACCGACGCGGAGGCCGGTGTAGCGCAGGATCGTGGTCAGCCTTTTCGGGCCTTCTCGCTGGCACGCAAGGACGCATGCGTCCATCTCATCCCACGATGGGGCCACTACGGCGCGCGGCGGATTGGACGGCATCTGGATCTTCTTTGGCCGCGGCACGGACTCGTGCCACTCGATGTCGAACAGCCACCGCCATGCGTTCTCGACCTTCTCCACGATCCGGCGCTTGGTCGTGTCGCTGCGCGGACGATCCCAGCGGCCCTTCTCGAGCGCCGCGTAGTAGCCGGTGAGCATGTCGCGCGAGAGGTCGGCCACCGTGGCGTGCCCGAGGCCGGCTTGGTGGAGGTACTCGAGGAAGCCGATCATGGCTTCTCGGTACGTCTTGAGCGTCCCAGGCGTCTGCACCCGCTGCACGTCTTCGAGAAACGCCTTCATTGCGTCGCCGATCGAAGGGACCGCGCGGCGAGGAGCTGCGGGGACGTATCGCTTGCCGAGGTCTTCGGCGAGCTGGACGGCGCGCAGGAGCTCATCACGCGCTTCCGCCGTCGAGACGACTCGCGACCGCTGGACGCGCTGTCCTTCGTTGCCGGGCTCGACCCACCGGACCTGCCAGCGGCCTGGTCCGAGCTTGCGATGGCTCGCCATGCGTGCACCTCCCTCCACCACGCGTCCACGCGCGATGACTCGAACGAATAGATGGGCCGAGCATGTGTTCCGACGTTGACCCACGCAGGCTCGATGCCGGCCGACGTGCCGGCGCGGATGACCTCGCGGAGCTTGTGTGTTCCAACGCCGAACCGATCCCGCACCTCGTCATAGGTAAGCCACGGTTTCACGGGCCCACCTCCGCATCGTCGATCGTGCCTCGCCCCAAGAACGCGTTCACACTCGCCCGGTACTGCTCCCACCGCCGCTGCGCGTCGGCGGCCTCCTCGAGCTCGCGGAGCAGCCCGCGCACAAACGCCGACGGCAGCACCACGTCACCCTGCGAGAAGTCGAGCCGGCTCTTGAGCAGACGCAAACGCTCGGGATCGATCTGATGGGTCATGCGGTCACCCTCCTGCGTCGCGATTTCGCGGTCGCTCGCGCCTGTGCTGCGTCAATGTATTGAGCCACAGCACGCGCGCGTTCCTCGTGCCCTTCGTGCTGCTCGCAGAGCTGCGCCACATGGGCGAGTTCCTCGCGCCCGAGGCCGGCGCGCACGGCGAGCGCCACGAGCGGGTGAAGACGGACACCGCCGGCGAGCGGCCGGATAGCCGGAATATCTCCCGCATATACGCGGTTTGCGAGCGTCTTCGTCGAGACACCCAGCACGCGCGCAAGTTCACTAATCGTGACCAGCTCCATTCAGGCCCCCGAGGTGAAAGCGGCCCGTAACGTGGGCCAGCCGCGCTGCGTCTCCGTCACCGGCAGCGGCGGTGTGGGCTGCGTAGAAGGGAGAACTACGCCGCGGAGTCCTGGGCGCCGTCGGCGCCGTCGAGTGTTGCTGGCGTCGGCTCGGCTTCAAGCGCCTCGACGACCGCTCGCCAGTCGTCAGCCGTGCGCGGTGCCTTGCCGGCGATGCGCCTCACCGCGGCGTTGCGCGCGGCCTTGAGGTCGTCGCCGGTCATGCCCGCGCCGATCTTGAGGCGGTCGAGCTCGGCGGCGGCGCGCCTCTGAAGGTCCCGCACGCTCGTCGGCGTGAGCGGCGCGACAGGTGCCACCGCGGGCGCCGACACAGGCGCCGGGCTACCGCCCTCGAGCCACGCCCGGATGCGGCGCCCGAAGTCCGCGCCGGCGCGCTCGATCATCTCGCCGTCGAGGAGGTCGATGCGGGTCTTCCCGACGGTGAGCGTGTGGCTCTGGTCGATGTCGCAGATGAGGTCGAACTCATACTCCATGCCGTCGCGCTGGACGGGCTGCATGCCCACCTTGCGAACGATGGTCTTTCCGCTGGCTTGGTCCCTCTCCTGCACAAACTCCATCTTCGTGCGCATCGTGACGACGAGGTGCATCTTGCAGGAAAGCAACCGCTCGACGAGCTTGTTGTGCATCGGCGTGGCGTCGCCCCACGCGTTGAAGGAGTTGCCGTTGCGCTTCGTGCGGTCGACGAACTCGAGGATGCCGCCCTTCCCGCTCCACGCATGCGAGAGCGAGTCGATGACGAGCACGTCATAGCCCGCCTCTTCGGCCTGCCCGATGGCCTCGATGTAGCGGTCGGGCGAGTAGTGCGTGAGCTCGAGGCAGTCGAACGCGACGAGGTGCGCGTACATGCTGGCCGAGCCGTGCTCGGTGTCGATGAGCGCGATGCGCTCACCGAGGCCGCGCGCGATCTCAAGCGCCGTGCGCGTCTTGCCTGCGCCCGCAGGCCCGAGCAGCGCCGCGCGGAGCTTCTTCGTTGTCCTCGTTGCTCGCTTGAATCCCGTCGTCATGCCGCCGCCCCCTTCGCGAGCTTGATGCCCGCCTTTGCCCGATGGATCTCCAAGCACGCGAGGAACACCCGCTCGCCCGCCGCGAGCACCTCGGCAGGTACGCCCACGATCTGCACCTCGCCCTCGTCGGCAGGCACGTGGATCACCATCCCGCGCGCCACCTCGAGGCCGCGCTGCGTGCGCAGGAGGAGCGCGTACCCGGCGAGCTGCGCCGCCACGTCGAGGTGAACGTCCTTGCCGGTCTTGATGTCAGCGATCACGAGGTTGCCGTCGGCGTCACGCAGCAGCAGGTCGAGCGTCCCACCCCATCCGGCGGCGCGGTCCACGATCTGCTCCTCGGACATGACGAGCGAGTAGCCGCAGCCGACCCACCACGCCGCGAACTTGGCGTGCGCGCGGCGCGCGGCGTCCTGCACCTCGAGCGGCGCGAGGACGTCGATGGCGTCCTCGGGGTCGCGGCCCGTGACGAGGGCTTCTGACATCGCGTGGCCCATCGTGCCGGCTTCGGCCGCTTCGTCGCGGCGCGCGAACGGCGCACGCTTGGCGATCTCCACGGCGTCCGCGTATGACGCGCCACCGGCGAGCGCGTCAGCGCAGGCCTGGGCGGCGAGGTTGGCCGACCAACGCATGAGGCCAGGCGTTTTCCAGCCGAGATGCTGCAGCACCTCCGTGACCGACACGATCGGTGAGCCGTCCTCGGCCTCGCCGTACTGGCGCCGGCCCGGCTTCGGCGCCTTGGGCGCACGCGGCTTGCGCGCGCGCTTGGGTTTAGCTGGCGCCTGCGGTGCCTCGTCCTGATCGCTCACCGGACACCTCGCGCAGCGCGGCGTGCATCGCCCAAGGTGGGGTGTGTGGTTTCGCCCCAGCCCGGTCGGACGACCGACCAGACCACCCGGCCGGCGCCGATCTCGCGCAAGATGATCGCGCCCTCAAACCACTGAACGATTGTCACGTGTGCTCCCATGCTCAGCCTCACTTGTGCTTGATCGTTTGTTCGTATGTCCAGCAAGTTTTTCTGTCCGTACTGTGGCGAAAATGCACATCTTTTGCCCGCGTTTGCCCGTGGATGCCCGAGTGTGATCTGCGTCACGTCTTGCCCTCTGACCGCTGTGCCAACTCACTCATGACATACGCTTCGCGAAATCGTCAAGCGAATGAACGAGCGTGACAGATCAATCGGTATTTCAATCGCGCGAGATCGCTGCAGGGTTTCGCCTTTGGGTTTCCAGAGAGGCGTTCTGCGTGACTATGCTCCCGAGGTATGCCACCGGCGCAATCTCGAAAGAGGCACAACCTGGCGAAGATCAGCCCAGCCCGTAAGCGCGTGGAGGGGTCGCACCTACGCGCGGCCCGGCAGCGCCGTGGCCTGACTCAAGAGCAGCTGGCGCGGCTGCTCGATGTGCGCATGGCTACGGTGAGCCTGCGCGAGAACGCCGATGATGGAGTGCCGTGGGAGGTGTGGCTGGCGTGGGCGATGGCGCTCGGCCTGCCGTCCGACTGGAAGCCCTGACCCCTACGGCCACGCCGCATACACCGTCCGCTGCCCCTGTCGCGTCGCTCTCAGCGACTGCTGACGCTGCACGCCGCTGGCGCGGTGGCTCACGTGGACCCACCCCGACGACGGCGTCTCGGGGTCGTGGAACTCGAGGATCAGCTGGTCGTATGGCAAGCGGAGTTCGAGAACCTTGCGCGCGAGCGCCGCGGTAGCGAGTCCTGCGCACTCGATGTCAGCCGCTTCGCCGAGCACGTGCTGCGACGACGATGCGCCGCCGGCGCGCACGTTGAGCATCGGCGAGCGGTAGCCGCTGGTGATGGTCAATGGTCGCCCCACGGCATCGCGCAGCGGGTCAAGCACGTTGACCACGAGGAGAGTGAGACGCTGCACCACCTCGGGCGGTGGCTCGTTGCCGATACCCATGGCCCGCGCCGTCGGCGAGCGCGTCATCTCGGCGAGCGTGAACCAGCGCCCGATCTTCACTTTTTGGCGCCGAGCGCGATTCGCGCTTTCTCGATGGCGTCGGCAGCGGCAAGGAGCAGTGCCGCCTCGTCGTCGTTTTTCGGGTCCTTGTCGGCCTTCATCTTTTTGGCTTGCGCGCGCAGCACGCTGACCACGAGGTCGCGCAGAAGCGGCCCGAGGATGGCGATGGCGAGCAGCACGGCAGGATTCGAGGCGAGTTCGGGCAGGTTCATGCGTCCACGCTACTCGCGCCACAAGCAGCGTCAGTGCTTGCGCAGGACGCCCGCGGCCTCGAGCTCGCGACGCAAACTCGCATGATGCGAGTCGAGGAGCGCCGAGAGCCGCGCCTCGAGCCCTGCCAGGTCTCCGCGCTGCGTCTCCTGCCCGCGCTGCAGGTGCTCGATGCTGCGCTCTAGCAGTGCGGTAGCGCGCTCAAGTCGCGCCGCCGCGCCTTCGAGCGACTCGAGGCGTTTGGATTGCCGCTCGCCCTCCTGCTCGACGCTGCGCAGCCGCCCAAGGACGACACCGACAGCGACACCCACTGACAGGAGAGTGGCAGCAAACGAGGCGCCGAAGGAGAGCCAGTCCATGCGCGCATGGTAGCGAGGCTGCAAGCTATGTGAACTCGTAGATGATGACGCAACCCTGCTGACCGGCCCCTCCTGACCTCGCGTTGTTGCCGCTCGATGCGCCGCCGCTGCCGCCCGCTCCGTAAGCATCCGCTGCGGCTGCGTTGCCTGCTGTGCCGCCAGCCGTAGTTTGCAACACGCTGCGTCCGCCGCCGCCAAACCTAGTCGAAGCGCCAGCGCCAGAGCCGACGATGGCAGCAGTCAGTCGGAGGCCATGGTCCCCTGGCTGTCCGTCGCATGCTCTCCCGTCGCCATTGGCACCTGCATTTACCGTTCCCCCCGTTCCGCCGAGGCCCCCGGCGCCGCCAAAATTGATTGTGTTCCCTGTTGCACCGGCACCGCCGCCCGTACCTCCTTTTAGCGTGAATATGTTTGGCGTCGTGTTGAGAAACAGAACAGTCGTATCGCCACCATTCCCGCCTGCGTTGGCTCCGGCCGCAGACGCAGCTCCACCGGCTCCCACGTTGCATCGAATGGTTCCGTTCACCTTCGTCGATACGTAAGCAAACCCATATTCGCCTGCGCCGCCGCCGCCGCCCGCTGCCGAGGTGCTGGCCGCACCCGCGCAGCTGCCTCCTGCGCCTCCTCCGGCGATTGCCTCGATCCAAAGCCTGTTTGTCGCGCCGTCGAGGGTGACATCGACGTTTGATCCCGGTGTCGCAGTAACAATAGTGATTTTGACGAGAGAAAACGTCGGCACCGTCCAGCCATCGGCGCGCAGATACTTGGACGATCCGCCGCCGCTGTTTGGCACAAGGCCCTTCAGCGTCGCGCTAAACAAATCAAGTCGTGCTGTCGCTTCTGTCCCGGTGAGTTCTTCGACGACACCACCGCCCGCGCTCTTGCGACCGAGAAATCTGTCTGTCGCTGAGACGTCCTGAATCTTTGCGTAAGTGACCACGCTGTTGTCGATCGTCCACGTCGCGCCGCTTGCACTGACCGTGATATCGCCTTTGTCTCCGTCGGTGACGCCGCCGCCGCCTGTCGCCGTGATCGTCGTGCCGCTGATACTCAGTCCGGAGCCAGCGGTCAGGTAAGCCAGCTTTCCGTCGCTGTCATCCCAGAACACGAGACGATCGGCATTGGGATCGACAGCGGATATCGTGTGATTATTCGCCGAGAGCACATCGGACGCGCCGGAACCGACGGTCGATGAGATCGTTACGTTAGTCTCAGCTGGTATTCCGTGCTGGTGGTCGCCACGCGACCACGCCGCGGACGATCCAGCAGATGGCGTCTGCCCAAAAACGAGGTTCGCGACGGTTGCGGATGCCGAAGGCACCGTCGGCTGAGATGCGTTGATCGTGATGCTGTCGTTCGTGGCATTCGTCGTGATCGTGACGTTGCTCCCCTGTACCAGCGTCAGCGTGTCGCTCGCGGCATCGGCATCGACGTCGCTCTGACCGGAAACAACGATCTTCCCGAACGCGTTAGCCGCAGCTGGCAACGTCTGCCACGAACCGTCACCACGCAAGAACTTCGTGGTGTCGTTTGGCGCGGTAGGCACCAAGCCCTTTGCTGACGTGGAGACCACATCCAGCAGTGCCGTGACCGCGGTACCTGAGAGGTCCGTGATATTGCCGCTGCCGTCAGCGCCTTTGATCGTGCTTGGTGTCGTCGTCGCGAGCTTTACGTTGGTGATCGCGCCTGCGTCGATGTAGGTCGAGCCGATCGGCGTCACAGATGTGGATATCGCGGCACTTGCCGCTGAGGCGATTCCCGTGCGGTCACGGTGAATGAACTTGTACCAGATATCCGTTGCGTTCGGCGCCTGATCCACCACCGCGGAACTCTTGCCGCGCACGACAGCAACGAGCGTGGACTGGCTCGGCGTAAAACCCGACGAGTTCCCTCGATGAATCTCGGTCTCGAGGTACTGACGAGAACCCGCGTTGCGTGGATAGGCCCACTGCAAGCGCACACCGCCGATCGTCGGCTGATAGCTGATGCTCGACGGCACGGCGATCGGCCTCAGCCCGACCGATGGGACGCGGCCCGGCGTGACGACGAAATCAAACCAGCGAAGACGGAATCCGATCGGGTTTGCGCTGCGCAACGTGAGCGACGTGCGCCGCTCGGTTGCGCTCAGCGTGTGACGGTAGCCGACCACGGCGAATGACTGGTCAGCCGAAAACCGCATGCCGTCGGCTTCGAGGCGAATGACGTCGCCGATCTCCACGTAGGGGCGATAAAGCAGCGAGACTTCAGCGTCGGCCTTGGGATCCTTGAGGTCCGCGATGATCGCATCGGCGAGCTTTTGCGCCGATGTTCCGTCGTTGATCTCCGAGCTGCTGTCGATGCTCACGCGGCAGTAGCGTCGGCCGTACTTGGTGATCGACGTCGCGTCAGATGCGCTCTTGATAAGTCGCTTCCATTGGCGCGTGTTGTCCTCGACACCAGCGTCGCCATATTCGACGTCCACAGCGTTACGAATCTCGTCGCGCTTGATCTCAAGTGATCCATATTCGAGCACGTTTGACGACGAAAACGACGGGTCACCGGACAGCCACGTCTTCGTTCGGTCGGGCTGATACAGCGTGAGACGAAACGTCTTGCGAAAATCATCCCACTTGTATCGACACAACCATCCGATCTGAGAGACCCACTCGCCGATCTGCCCGAGCACGTTGTTTGACGACGGCGTCGTCGTCTCATTCATCGCCCAGCCGGGTGACGCCGGTGTGTAGAGCGTCGGTGTGCCGCCGACGTAGCCGACGGTGGACGGCGCGTTGTCGTTGATGAGTTGCTGGATGTCCGTTTGCACGGCGACGGTTGCGTTGTTGCTGCCATAAAGACGATCGATCGGCGGATTGGTCGATGTCTGGGCTGTGCGGTCAGGCTCGATCCACACGTCCTGCAGCGCGAGACCACGATCCATGACGCGGACTGACATCACGTCGTCGGCATAGTCCACGCCTTCGATGTATCCGTCGAACACCACATCCCACACCGACTGCGACGTCGGCGTTGCACCGTCGGGCAGCGTTGCGGTCTCCACCACCACTCGACGGTTGAGCGCCAAGAGCGTGCCGCCAGCGTCCACGTTTGGTGCGCTCGTCGCCATGAGCGGCGCGACGTTGACCTCGTAAACGTCGCGCACGAGACTGATTCGGCACGTGGTGCCCTGGTCGTCCACGTCGTCCTGCACCTCGATGGAGCGAACGAGGTCCCACCCATAGACCGACGAGAGGTCAACGGCTGCACCCGCGGCGGTGTAGACAGTCACGCGCGCGTGAACTTGGTAGCTCAACGAGGCGTAGGTCGCTGATGCGTCCACGCTCGATGCCGCGCGGGTGTAAATGTCTCGCACCATCTCAGCGGTTGCTGCGTATTTGAGCACAGCCACGTCGTCGAGAGTGCCGTCCCATGTCGCGACATCAGTTGAACTCGATCCAAACCGCCATTTTGGCGAGGTCGAGCCTCCGTCAGCGTTCGTGAGGTTCGACACGACACCTGCAGCGACACCGTCCACATAAAAGCGCACGCGGTATTTCCCGGCGTTTGCCGGGTCGGCCTCTTTGACTGCGACGACGTGGTACGTCTGCCCGGCTGAAAGTGCTCCGTTCGCGGTCGCTGTCACGGTGACGCCTGCGCCGTGCTGCCATACGATCCGCGGCACGCCGTTCGCAGTCAGCAGCGATGCCAGGATGTTACCGCCTGCATAGTTGATGATGTGATTGTTCCCGGCGGCAAACGTCGTCGCGTTGACCCAAACCGAGATTGTCCACTCGTCTAAGAGCGCGGTGGTCGATGCGCTGTCACCGTTCGCCGTCGCACGCGAGCTCGAGAATGTGCGCGATCCGGTGGTCCCAGATGGAGATGCAAACAGACCGCCGGCTGATCCAACGGTGCCAGCCGCGACGGTTGCGCTGTAGCTGCCTGCCTCGTCGATGAGCGATCCGGTCGCCTCGTCGCATCGCCACAACGCCAGAAAATCCGCAGCGCGGAACGGAATCGGCGCGTGCGGTGTCAGCAGTTCTCTCACGTCACACCTCGATAAAATCGACGGTCAAGACGCGCGCGTTGTTCCGGTGAGCGCCGCCGAGAACGACGTTTCGTTGCTCGAGCACCGTCACGCGCGCGCAAACGCTGACGCCGTTGGCGTCGGGGATTGCGTCGCCACCAAGCACCACGCGCGGAGTCTGCGAGATCCACGGTAGCCCGGCGAGCCGTCGTGTGTCCGTGAAGGAGACCAGCGACGACTGCCAGCCCGACGGCAGCGCGAACGGAAGCGCAGTCAACATCGCGTAGTTGTGCGCGAAGTTCGCGCCAGCCGCATCACCCTCGCCGAACAAACTCAGCACGCCAGCCGAGCTCATCTCGAGCCAACGTCCCACGGCGAACGAGCCCGAGGTCCCGTCCTGGTACTGTGTGAGACTCCCAGGATTTGGCGTGCCGACGGTCCACGTGACAGAGCCGGTCACGAGATACCGAAAGAAACCCGTGGCGGTGTCGCCCAGCGTCGTGCTGTTTTGCCGGTACACCGCGACTGTGTATCCGGACGTCGGGGTCCATCCTGGGCCCATGACGCTCGCGAGGTTCCACGCGACCGAGGCACCAGCGCCAACGGAGATGCACCCAAGATTGCCCGCCGGTGCGCCCATCGTCGCGAAACTGAATGTGCCGCCGGCCTGGGGCCCAACACCTTTGGAGCTAATCGCGTTGCCCGACAAGGACCACTGATGCCCGCCGCCCTCGAGCATGGTGCGCCATGCTTCGGCCTCGGCGGCCTGCAAGAACACCGAACGCACCGACCATCTGCGCTTGCGCGTGGTGCGACTCTCAACGAGAGCACCGCTCTGAGAGCGTCCTGTGACATCACCGATAAACTCGGGTGACTCCGCAAAGCTGTTGGCCTCGCCGGGAAATGTGACGCCGTTCACGGTGAGGTGAGGCATTAGTTTCTGCTCCCCGGCACTGACGACGGCGGGCCACCGTAGGGCACGCCACGCTGACGCATGGTGCGGCGAATCTGCTCGAGCACGTCGGCGTTCTTCGCAGTGATATTGATCGGCCCGTTGATGATCATGGCGCCACGGCCCGCCATGTCTCGACGGTTTGGCGAGCCGCGCCCGTCGGGTTCCTCAACGAGATATTCCGTCAGACTGTAACGGAACCCTGCGGGTAGGTTGGTCAAACTCTTGGAGAAGTCTTTGAGCGCGTCGGTGTTCTCCTCGAGGGCAGGCCGCAGCATGTCGATAATGCTGGTTGGCTCTGCCATCGTTGGCATAACGCTCAAGCGAATCGCGTCGAGACCAATCATGCCCAGCACGCGGTTGATCGCGAGGATGATCCCGTCGATTGCGTTTTTCATGCCGTCGTACAGGAACTTCGTGGCGCGCGCGATCGGCAAATAGAAATACTGGTCAAGAAACACCACGATCTGAAACAGCGCGCCGGACAAGAGCTGCAGCGCAGGCGTCACGATGCCGACGATGATCGTGGAGAAGTTGATCAGCGGCTTGACAGTGTTTTGCCAGATAGCAGCAAACAACGACGTCAGCATCTCAGCGATCGACGTCAGCGCGGGTGCGAGTGAGGCGAAATATCCGCCCACCGTGCGCGCAATATCACCGAGCAGACCCATCGCTGGGAGCAGCGCGCCGACCACAGCGCGCAAGCCATCGAACAACGGCTTGAGCGTCCCCAGCTTCGCCATGAGGTCGTCAGCCATGGGCCCGAGGATGCCGCCGAGCGCACTCCCGACCTGCCCGCCGATCTGGCCGGTGACGTCGCCCAAAGCGACCGACACAGCAGCGCCGATGGCTCCCAGGCCAGCCTGTGAAGCAAACGATCCGATGGAGCCGGAGCCCACAGCGCCGATGACGCCGGCAGCGGTAGCCCCGTCTTGTCGTGCGCGTGCCGCCTCGGCCTTGGCAAGCTCCTGTGCTTGCTCCTCAGCGTCGCGCATGACGTCGCCGAGACCCTTGAACTTTTCCGTCACGCCAGTGACCGGCTTGTCGAGGCCCTGCATCACATCGCTGAGATCGGCGATACTGCCCTCCATCTGCGCGCTGATGTTGTCGGCATCGATCATCCGCGTGAGCGTTCGTGAGATACCGATGTCGTTTGCTGCCACCTCTGCGGCCTTCGGCGTGCCTTTGTTGGTCTTTTCGAGTTCGACCTGCAGGCCTGCCTCGACAGGAATGAGAGAGATCGCTTGTTTGAGATTGTTGATCTCTTTGTTGACGCCGCTGAGCTTCGTGCCGAGTTCAGCGAGGCTGCGACTTTCATCGGCCGTCATCTGTCGGCGCTGCTCGGAGAGCGTTTGCTGAATGGCTTGGGTCTGCCTCTCGTATTCCGTGCGCTCTTTGAGCAGCTTGTCTAGCTCTTGCTCTTTTCCTGACACCTCGAGCCCCGCATGCGCCATGACTCGCTTTTCGCCGGTGTTTCCAACGTCAACGCGCAAACCTGCGATGCGGTTTTTGATTTTCTCGAGCTCGTCAGCCGATTTTGCTGCGCGATTTGCCGCCTCTTCGGTGAGCGTCTTGAGCTTGTCGGCTGCGTCCTTGCTCGCCTTGTCTGACTCTTCTCTCACCGACGCGATCTTGCTTGCGAGTGCGGTGAATGCTGTGACGGCGAGCGCAACACCGGCGAGCAAAGGGCCACCGGCCGCAAACGACTGCGCGAGGCCGGATGCTGCACTGACCGCACCCTGCATCTGCGGGACTGCCGTGGAGAACGCAGCACCCATGCCGCTTGTTACCGCGCCGATCTTTGAGAATCGCTCGCCCAGGTCGCGCGCGGATCCTTGAAGTCGATGAAGCGCGCCGGCCGCTTCCTCGGCCGCCTTGCCGCTGGCTTTGATCCTCTGAGACGACGCCTCGACGCGCGCGGAGAGCTTCTCCATGCTTTCGGTCGCGCGCTTCATCGCGGCTTCCCACAGCGCCGGGTCCGCCTTCAGCTCGGCTTCGAGTGTTCCCACCACCGTCATGTGTCGGCCTCCTCGAGCGCGTGCAGCCTCTCGATCATGGCGTCGTCATCAAGCTGCAAAGCCGCGTCCCACCCTTCGGCGTCTGACGCCTCTTTCGCCTCGCGCATTTCGCGCGCTCGAGCTTTCTCTGCGGCCGGGTCGTAACCGACGGTCGGCGCCTGGGCCTCCTCCTCGCCGAGCAGCTGCCCGACGGTGACAGACTGAGAGGACCACAGGTTGATCATGGTGGCGACTTGCCACGCGACGAGCCGCGCTTGCTCGCGCTGCCTGCGCCTGCACCCTGCGACATAGGCTTCAAGCTCCACCGGCGCGAGCCGGCGAACCTCGTCCACACTCAGCCCGTGTTCCCCTGCGAGCTCGACGAGGGAGAGCCATTCTGCGACGGGACCTGTGGTGCGGCCCCTTCGGCGTTTGGGTCGTCGTCGTCCAGCAGGCCACCGTGCCTGTAGTGCGCCTCGGCCGCCAGGAGCAGCTTTGCCTCGAGCTCGCGGAGCTTTCCCGGCTCGCGGTCGAGCCAACCGCAGACGCGCTTCGGTGAGACCTTGTCGTCGGCGTGGCGAAACGCAGCGGCCGCGCAGATGGCAACGGTCCCCGTGTCTCGATACAGCGTCAGCGCCTCGCGCACCGTCATTTTTCCGGGGAGGAGAGACTGCGCGACGAGAATCGCCTCGGACGTGAACTTCAGCCCACGGGTTTGTCCGCCGATGTGAATAGGAACTTCAACAACGCTCACGCGTCACCTCAGGTTTGCGTCGTGATCGTGAATGCGCCGGACTTCTTGATGGTGACGTCGGTGGTAGCAAGACCACCCATCGGCGTGCCACGTTTCAGCGTGACGCTACCGGAGAACGCAATGGAGTCTTTGCCGGTCCCGGTTCCACTCGGTCGATAGATGACGAAAATCTTGTTCTTACCTGTGAACCCGGTTTGCAGGACGTCCTGCCCGGCGTCCGCCTCGTCGGTGTAGACCTTGAAGGTTAGGTCGCCGTCGTCGAAGATGATCTCGTGCTCTTTTGAGCCCCCGCTGTCATTGGTCGTCGAGTCTGCGGTCTCAAGGCTCATCGACAAAGACGCGTCCATGTGCTTGCCGACGGGCGTTGCTGCGGGCGAGCTTGCGCCCACGAGGATGACCGCATCGCGGCCTTTGAAGATTGCCATGGCTGAACCTCCGGTGACGAAGCGTCACGCGGGGGCAAGCTGCGGCCGTCCTACGTGTCGGAGGTGTGGCCGCACGACGGGCACACCAGCGTGCTGTGCTGGGTGAGCCACGTCTCTTCATGCCCGCACGCCGGGCACGGCTTTGGGCCTGGTGCGGCCATGGCGTCGTCAGCCGGCGCCGCACTGCGCAGCCAGCGAACGGCCAGCGCGTGTTCTTCGTCCTCTTCGGCCTGCAGGCTCACCACCTGGGCTCGCCCCGCCACGATCGACGAGACGAGGTCGCGCAACATGCCGAGCGCCACGTCGTCGAGTCGCCTCATGTGTCGGCCCACAGCTGCACCGGGAGCACCCAGTAGTGCGGGTCTTCGTCGGCCTGCCCCTGGTATGCGGGTGAGTCGTTGGCGCGAACGTCCTCGTACACCTGCCCGCTCGCACCCGTGAATCGCCCGACGAGATGAATCGCGTCATAGACCTGACGCGCCAAGAGCTCACCCCCGGCGTAGTCGTCGAGCGCCGAGCGAATGACGATCTCAACGGAGAGGTAGCGGTACTGTCCTCCGCCGTAGATGGTTCGGAACTCGCCAGCGCGCACGACGAAAACGGCTCTTCGCGGCACCACGCCGAGCGTCGGCCGCTCGGGCCCGGCCCATAGGTTACGCGCAGCACCAGACACCGAGAGCACTGACGGCAGGATCGCGGCGAGCTTCGCGACCACGTCCGACTCGACGTCTGGTGTGGTGGTCATCGCCTTCTGCTCCTCTGCGCGCTGCCGCGCTTCTTGCGCACGGTAACGAACGTGCCAGTGCTGCGAGAGAGCCGTAGCCGACGACGCGTAATCAGCCCCTTGCGCTGCTTTGTGTAGCCGTCTCCGCCGATCGGCGACGGCGGGAACCAAGGCCGAACCTCGGTGACACCTCGCTTGATGTAGTCGGCCGTGCGCGCAGTCAGCTGGGCCAGGAACGTCGGAAAGAGATCCTCGAGCGCACCTGTGAAAAACTGAGGCCTCGCCGTGCGCAGGTTCTTGCGTCCGTTGACGATGAGTGCGTACCACGCGCCGAGACCAAATCTCACCGCGGTACGAGTCACCTTCATGTAGCCGCTCGTCCGAAGGAACCCCGTATCGACCGGCGCGCGGGTGACGATTTCCTGCATGGTCTCGTTAGCGAGGGTGACAAGCGCAGCGTGCGCTGCTTTCGGGTAGGCTCGACGCATGACGTCGAACTTTGCCGCGAGCTTCCTTGATTTTTCAAGGTCGAGCTTTGCCTCGTACACGTCAGCAAGCCCCCTTCTTGCACTCGAGTAAACCGCTCACGACAAACGTGCGCCCGTTGTTTGTCGTCACCGTCGCACGCACTCGGTAGGTGCAGCCGGCAGTGCCAGATTGGAGCTTCTGCTTGATAATCGGTGCAAACGCGATATCGGCACCGCCCACCTTTGACAGCGTGCTTGCGTCGTTGGTGCCGCGCACGAGTTCAACGTCGAACGTGCATGCAGTGACGGCTTCGAGGTTCCCGAGCAAAGCAGTGACGTCGAACCCGTATAGCTCGACCTCGTTAGGGTCTTTCACGGGGAATCGTGGACATAGGCCGTCGTGACTCATGTGTGCAGCTCCACGACGATGACTGTAGACCGCGCGCGCGCTGTGATGATCTCCGCGTAGGTCTCGACGCTGCCATCACCTGCACCGACGAACGCGCCGAGCGTAACGGCGATCGTGCCGTACAAATCCGACGTGCCAGAGCCAGACGCCGTGAACGCGTCGAACACCGCCACGATCGAGCCCGGCGTGGTCAGGGTCGCAGAGCCAGACGCGATGAGATCGTCGAGCGTGACAGAGCCAGACGCCGGCGTGGTGAGTGTGCCGGTTGCCGTGCTGGTCGATGCCTGGAGCGTAACGGCGATCGTGCCGTAGAGGTTCGACTTGCCCGATCCACTGCCGGCAAAGTTAGCGACAGACGCGATGAGCTCACCGCCGGTGAGCAACAGCCCGCCGATCTCAGCCTCGGCGATGCCGCTTCCCCCGATCACGCGTCAGCCCACACACGACGAGGATGCGTTGGCGTCACCTCGTATGGAAGCAGCGCCGACACGTCCTCGTCGGGATACGCGCGCACGTTCACGTGCCATCCCGGCAAAGCGACAGGTTCAGGCCACGCGGCCTCTGGGTCTTCGGGCGGTGTAAGTTGCTCATAGATTACGCCCAGCACGTCGAGCGAGCGAAAGCGCGGGCGCTGGTCCTCGCCCTCGCCCTCGTATAGCAGCGGCAGAGACGTAGCCTCGTCGGGGAAGCGAAGAAAAATGTCTGTCATGTGGTGAGCGCCTGGATCTGATGGTTAGCGAGGCGGAAGGGATAGTAAGCGAGGCGCTCGATGGTGCCGTTTGGCCGCTCTGTTGCGCCGGCAGAAGATCCGATGACCAGTTGCGTCACCGTCGATGGCACGGTGCCAGACGTGTCGGTGCCTGTTGTCGAGCCGTTCACAGAGAAGCCAAAACTGTCAGCCTTGTATGCGCCTGCTGCCGCGACGGTCTGGTTGACGACAAACGAAGACGCGACGTTTATGGAAGCCTGGTCGGACCCCGACGTGCGCGACGTCATCTGCGTGTTCCCGCTATTTGCCCCAAGCATGAACACGGATCGGTTGTTTATTGTGCCGTCGTCAATGCACACGAGCCGGGCGTTTCCTGACGCTGCCGGCAGGGCGTATGGCCTCGCCCGCAGCACCAACGTCCCCTCATCCGCCCTGTACCACGTCGAAAAGTTGGTCCCCGTCATGCTCGCGCTGTCCGCGCTGCGCGTGACCTGTGCCGTGGTCGTGTAGATGTAGCTGGTGGCGAAAGCGCCGGCCTCAAGCTGAGCGCCCCAGGCGTAGATACCGGAGTAGCCGTCGCCAGTGTAGCTGGGTGTCGTATTCGACAGGCTCGTCGCAACTGTCGCGAAAACGATTACGGCGATGTCTGTGTTCGTGGTAAAGGTGAATGCAAGCCTGTGCCAGCCGTTCCCGGCGTTCGTTGACGTAGCCGATAGAGACGTGAACGGAGACGCGCCACCGGCTGTGTATGTTGATCCGACTGTCCCGCTTGTCAGGTCAATGGCAACACCAGCGACATTTGCTTCCGCTGTGTCTGATACTCGTATCTGAGCGAAAGACCTCCCAGCCGATTTCAAATAGAAAGATGCTGTATATTGAATAGCACTAGATGCTTTCGTGACTGATTGATACGCTCTATGAGTTCCTGACTGCGTGTCTTCCACGAGTTGATCAGCGGTGACCGTGCCGTCCGGGGCAACCGTGGCGTTGGGCGTAATTGATAATCGTGATTTCGTCCACGCCGCGTTATCGATCTCCTCGCTCCTCAAAAGCAGGTTCGCCCGCTGCTCCTCCACCAGCAGGCCGAGGCTCTCACCCGTCGTCGGGTTGTGGTCGAACCGAGCCACGCCCGCAGACGCGGTGACGAGGCGCGGAATGTAGCTGGTCACGGTCGCCGTCGTGGTGGGCGTGTAGGCCGTGGCAGCGGAGCGTTGTTCGAGTTGAGCGCCCCACACCTCCACCACGTCGCCGCTCGTCACGACGCGGACGCCGGGAGTGCGCGTGCCAGCCGTGAGCGTCTGCGTCACCGTGTAGCGCGCCCACGTCGAGGTGATCGTCTGCGTCACCCACGTGCCGCCAGAGTGCGCGGTGATGTCCACGTTCCCCGTGCCGGTCACGCGACGTAGCCACACGCTGAACGTGTAGTCCGCAGCGATCGCCGTCACCGACTGCGTGAGCGTGCCGTTGGCCGCGCCCGCCGTGAACTCCGTAGCGGTGGAGGTGCCGCCTGGTGCCGTCTTGCCGGTGACCGGCGTGAGATTTGATACTGTCCACGTCGCGCTGTAGTCCTGGCTTCGGAGCAGCAAGTTCTCCTCCGCCTTCACCGTCGTCCCGTCGTAGTACGTCCCCGTCGTCGCCCGCGTGAAAGTGATACGCGGGTCAAGCGTCTTCGCGTTGGCGAAGTCGAGACTCAGCGACGGCTTCACGGTGGGGTACAGCGACGACAGGCCCATGCGTCACACTCCGAATACTTCGATGAGGAGGCGCCCAGCGGTGTACGTACCAGCGGTAGCGCCCTGGGAGACGAGGTAAAGGAAGCCGCTGCTCGTGGCGTCAGCGGTCGCAACAGTCACGGTCCCCGTGGTTTGCGCGCCAGCGTTGATCAGCTGCGTCTCGGTCAGCGCGGTGATGGCGCCGTCGTAGGCGCCTGTGCCCTCGGTCGCGCTGTAGAGGTCGATGTCCGTCTCACCGCCCGCCGGCGTCTCGAGGCACGTCATGCGCGCGCCGAGCATCGTGATCGTAGGCAGTTGCGCAATAAACGCCGCGCTCGTGCCTATGCCGATGATGTCGCCAGTCGCGCTCGAGGCGAGGCCAGTCAGGTCCACGATCACTCGCACCATCTTGAGCCCGCCCTCCACGTGCGCGGTGGCGCGGTGGACGGTGCCAGTGCCCGACGTGATGCCAGCGCCGGCCTGGATCGGGAACGTGAGAGCGCCCTGCCACGCGAGCGCGCCGAGCTGGCCCGAGAGCGGGATCTGATTCGGCGCGGTGCCGATGTCTCGGTCGAGGGCTACACGGTTCGCAGCGAACGCAATGAAGACCTGTTTGGTCCCCGCCGACAGGTTCACCGCGGCGCCAGCGTTAGAGCTCGAGAACACCTGCGTGCGCGAGAGCGTGTTGCCCGTGTTGTATGTCCCGAGTCCGACTTCCCACTCGCTCGAGCCCGTGATCACGTAGTGGCACACGTCAGCGTTCGTCATCACCGATGAGAACGTGCGCGCGCCAGTCACCGCGCCGGCCAGCGTTAGGTTGCCGGTCCCGGTCGTAGTCGTGGTTTCACGGACTCGGTCAGCGTCAACGAATGCCACGGTTCACCTCAGACATTCCCAGCGGTGATCGTGAACGCGGTGATCTCTACCTTCTGCGTCGCGACGATCGATGAGGTGACGAGCTGCAGGTCGCCACCGCCGCCCGTCGATGTGACAGTCATGTCTACGATCCACGCGTTCGTCCCATCGACGATGCGCGCCCACGTCGCCGTCCCTGTGGCGTCGGCTGAGTTGTCCGACTGCGGCACGGTGAAGGTCAGGATTCCGCCGCTCGGCGAGCCGGCAGCAGGGTTTGCAAGCGCGATCTCGGCGAGGAGATTTGTCGCTGCACCCCCGCTCGCAGGCTTGGCGCCGTCGTAAATGCGGAGTTTGCCCGCGGAGCCGATCGCCGTCGTGATCTGCGAGAGCATGTTGTTTCGCAGTGTGGTGTTGAAGGACAGCGCCATGTGGGTCACTCCTCGTCAGGCAAAATAGACGCGAAACAAGCAGGCGCGGCCGGCCTTATCAGTCGCCACCTCAACGCTCAGAGGCGTTCGTGCGCGCTGCGCGTCGGTGGGGTCGTCGGCAGGCTCGCCAGCGATTGAGGGCAGCCAGAATCGATCGGTCACATCGACGGGCGTGTCGAGCGCCATTACGTGACTTGCCACGACCTCGCGGCCGTTCGGCGTCCGCACAAGACGCGAGGTCTTCTCGACCCGTGCCTTCACGATGTGCTGAGTTCCAAAGACAGGATCGCCCTTTGCACCAACGGCCTTCTGCGAGTAGCGAGCCCGTGTCACCTCGTGGATGAGCCAGCGACGGAGGCTAGGCATTGTGCACTCTCGCGTAACGCTCGACGACGTCGCGGACCACCTGCGGCAGCATGCCGCCTTCTTCTCCGTCGGCGTAGGTTACCGAGTGCGATAGCAGCGACTCGCTCTTGACGCGGAGATCGGCGCCGCGGCGGGCAAACCGCGTTGCAACCATGGCGAGGCACGCGTCCTCGAGATCGTGCGGCAGGGTGCGCGTGGCAAACGCGCCGAGCACCACCTGCTGTGGGGTGACCCAGCCACCGCTGTACGTGACGCGCACGATCGGCGCTTCGCTGCCAGGCATGGGAGGCCACGTGATAGACGGCAGACGCGACGCACTCCACGGCCAGCCAGCAGCGCGGTAAATGCGGCCGGCTTCGGCCTCGGTCACGCTGTAGTCCGTCGAGGGGATCGTGGAGCCGCGATACAGGATCGACGTCACCGACAGGATCGGCGTTCGGCTCACCAGCAGGTAGGCGGTGCCAAACGCGGGCACGTCCTCGACGATGGCGTCGGCACGGTGAAATGTGCGGTGACACGCGTTCGCGAGAAAATCAGACGACGATGAGATCCACCTCTCGAGCCGCGCATCTTGAGCGCCGCCGTCGCTGACGAGGTCGAGTTCGTCGAGCGCAGCAGCCAACGTCGTCAATGCACCTGCGGCGAGAGCCAAGAGTCACCCCAGAGCGCGCGCGCGGCGCGGCTTGGCTTTGCGGTCGTCGAACACCGCCGGCGCCGCGAGCTCCACGTCAGGAGACTCGGGCGGTGCCGGCGGTGGAGGCTGCGGCGTCACCTCAACGGGTTTCACTCGTGGACGTGCACGCCGCATTTCCTGTTCATACTGCTCGACGCTGAGCGCAAACACCTCGTCAGGGTTGCACCCGAACACGTGCTCGATAGCCCTGACAAAAACGAGCGCGCTCATACGTCACCTATCAGATTTCCACGACGAGACCGCCGAGAACGAAAAGTGCGGCGACCGTTGCGGTGTCAACGCCTGTTGCGTTCAGGTCTGGGGTCAGTTGCACTCGAACATATCGGCGTAGAGACGCCAGATTGAGGCCGAGCTGATACTGCCCATTTTCCGTCGAGCCACCCGCACCGCCGGTCAAGGTCAGCACGACAGAGTCAGCAGCGCCGGCGGGCTGCAGTGCGGCAGCGACGTTAGTGAAGGTCGTGCCGTCGGCACTGTCCTGCACGATGAGTTTCACAGTCAGCGTCTTGGTAGCCGCAAGAACTGCGCGGGCGGTAACCACGACTGAGGCGCTCGTCGCGTCTTTGCGATCCACAGAGATGCCGTTCACCTGGGCGTTGTCGCCGGCAGCGCCAGCGGTGAACGTCGGAATGAGGCATGCGCTTCTGCATGCGAGCTGGTTGTCGATGTCGTTCGGGAAAAGAGACACGGGAACCTCCGAGAGAGAGAAGAGAGAGAGAAGAAGCAGGGCCCTCTCGGGCCCCACTCAGGTCAGGCTCACGCGCCCCAATCGACAGAGTCGATCACGCAGACTTCATCGCCGCGGTACGTCGCACCGAAGTCGTGCTTCGCCGTCGCCTGGATCACAACCTCGCGGTTTGTGATGCCGGACTGCATGGTGCCGCTCGGGTCCTTGTACGCTCCACCGTCGAACGCGTTGATCTCGAGGCCTTCGCTTTCGGCGATGACGAGGTGGCCGAACGCCGCAAAGTAAACCTCGCTTTTATTCCCTGTACCCGTGCCGGCAGCGTCGCCAGTGAGGTTCTTCGGAATCTGCGTGGTCTTCTTGAACGGAAAACCGTACCACGTGCCAGCGCGCAGCTCGGGCCAGATTTCCATTTGCGTCGTCGAGTTGCGCTTCGACATGAGCCCGTACACCTCGCGCACCGGGATGATCCATCCTGGGTTCACGAGAGGCACGTTGCTGTCTTCGACGAGGCGCATAGCCTTGAGCGCGTCGGCGGTGATGGTGTCAACGGTGACGGCGCCAGTCGCCAGCGTGCGGTTGAACACGTGAGCCGAACCACCGCCCGACGACAAACCCGCCCAATACTTCATGCCGCGCGGCGTGTCGGCAGTGCCGTCACCACGAATAAACGCAAGGTCTTCGCGCGCAGCGAGCACGCGAGCGAGGTGCATGCGCAAAAACTCGTCCACCGAGTAGCTGCTCTCGGCGAGAAGTTCTTTGGACATGGCGACGATCGCCGCGAGGATCTTGCGCGACAGGTTGAGCCGGCCTTCACCGGGCTGGGTCGCATTGGGTCCGGTGTTCTCACCGACGTATGACGCTGTCGCCGCCGCCGAAATGAATGGCATGGAGAGCTGCCCGCTCGAGAGCGGAAGCGTCGAGACTCCCGAGGACCGCACCACTGCGAGCGGCACAAGGAAGTCGATGATCTCGCTCGCGAGTTCGGGCTGAACGAAGCCCGCGCCGCTGCCGAGAGTAGTGGTTCCGAGGGCACGCTGCGCACGCTCACGGGTGAGATTGTCGCCGCTGCCGAGGTTGCGGACGTGGTCGCGTGACTCCTCGAGGAGACCGGCGATTTCCGCGTCGTCCCATGACTGCGCAACGGCGATAGCCCCTTCAATCGAAGCATTGCCGCTGAGCGCAACGCTGCGAGCCATGGCGCGCATCATGCGGACAGCGCGAAGACCACGCGGGTCCTTGCGCTTGCCGTTGCCGATGCGATCGACGAACTGCTCGATGGTCTCGTCGGCGCCCATCACCTCGGGGCGTCCCGATGCGAGTGCGGCAGCGTAACGGCTGCGCGCGCGCACGCCTGCAGGCGACGAGAGTGCCGCCAGCTTCGCGTCGAGCTCGCGCACCTTTTCGTTTTGTTTCTCCATCCGCTCGGCGATGTCCGCGCCGAACGCGCCGAGCTCACTCTTCACCTCGGCGATGACGTCCTTGTTTCCGGCCATGTGTGTCTCCGTAGTGCACGGCCGGCGTCCACCATGGCGCCGGGTTGCGTGCGCAGTCTCAGGGCTTTGCAAGCTGGGCAGACAGGATGCCCGCCAGTGCGCCGCGCATGTCGTCCTCGGTCTCTTCGTTCTTGGCCTTGTCGGCGAGCGGCTCGTCCGACGACGGCGACGCCTCGCTTTTTTCCTCGCCGTCGGTCTCGATCTCGACGGAAACGCGAGGAGCTGCAGCCATCACTAGGCCTTCGCCGCAGTGTGGGCACACGAGGGATACGGGGTCGGCGCGCTTCACAAGCGATCTCCTCGGCGCGTCAGCTGCGCGCCATACAGACATGAGAGCCAGCCGCACGGCCAGCGGAGTCATCGGGTCGTCGAGCAAACGCTCGACGTCAGAGCGCAAGCGCACGCCGTCTGCACGGCTTGTGAGCGCCAGCGGGTCGGCGCCGATGTTTACGAGGCTCCACTCGTCGAGTTCGGCCTGCAGGATCTCGAGCGCCCAAGGGATTTCGCTTCTCACGTCGGCGGATGACGGCTCGGCCTCGACGATGCCGAACCCAACCGACGCGGCATGCCCGCGCGTGGCGGCGACTTCGCCGAGCGCATAGGCCAGCTCGGAGACATCACGTGGCAGCGGTGCGAACACGGCGCGCAGCTCGGAGCCGCGCACCTCGACGACGCTATCGCCGACGCGTGGCGCCGAGCGGTCGTGGTTCCACAACACCACCGGGTTGCGCTTGTACGCGTCGAGCTTCCACCCAGCTGCACGGATGACGTGGCCGTCAGCCGCGCGCGCCTCGGTCGAGATAACGAACGGCACCAGCCGGCCGGCCGCAGCGTCGTCGCCGAACTCCGCGCGCACGCGCTCGCGGTCCTCGGGCAAGAGCTCGGCGCGGACGCGAGGCGCGGCGGCGCGCATGTAACGTGGGGTCGTCATTGGACCTTCTCCTCGTCGGGGGCGGAAAGGACCCCCATCACCTCGCCGGCCGGGAGCACCTGCTCATCCACCTGGTCCGGCGTCGGCACGGCGCCCGGCGCGGCGTAAAGGCGATCGCCGTCGTCGCCGTCGAGCGGAGGCTCACCAGCGCGCGCGCGAATCTCGTTCAGGGTGAAGGCGCCGGGCAGCGCGACGATGACGGACTTCTCGAACTCGGCGTCCGACGGAACCGGGCTCACGTAGTCGAGGATCAGGTCGTCGCCATACTCGGGCACCAGCCACGCCTGCAGCTCGGAGCGAAGCCGCTCGAGCATGGGCACCGTTGAGAACCGCGCGAAGAGAACCTCGGCGGCGTCGATCGTCGAGCGGTTGCTGTTCTCGAGCACTCCGAGGATCTCGGGCGGCGTGCCGAAGACCTGCACGGTGAAGTCGCGCAAGAGCTTTCGCAGCTCGACGTATTGCGACTCCACGAGGGTGTGGCTCAAGGTCTGAACCTTGAAGTCACGCGAGAGGAAGTGCGTTTGCCCGGCGCGCTCGATGCCGCGGTGTTTGTTTTCGAAGTCCGTGGCAAACCGCTTCAGCTGCTCCTCGGCGACGCCATTGATCGCAACGATCGTCTCAGGAGTTGCGCGGTTGAAAAATCGCGTCTTTGCCATCGCTGACGCGTACTCGTCGGTTTCGAGCTCGTCGCCGAGCGCGCCCGCGGTTCCGACGCCACGACGGCGGAAAGGGTCGAGGGGATCGTGTTGCTTTATCCACACGATGTCGTCGTCGGGCACCTCGAGGATGCCGCCGCCGCGACCGAACGATGGCGCGTTGATACTCCACGTGTCGCGGCCCTGATCGGGCATGCGCATGATCCACGTCGGCGTCACCGGCCATATCTCAGAGACGCGGCCTTGCTTGTCGCGGTCGAGCGCCCAGAACGATTCGCCGAGCAGGTCGTGGTGCTTGCTCGTGACCTCCCACAGCGCGCGGCCCGTCATGTACGGGTTGGGCCTCTCGAGCACGCGCAGAAACGGATGGTCGAGCAGCGGGTCTACCGCGCCGGCCTCGACGAGCGCGTCGATGGCGCGGTGGCGTCGGTCGCTTTGGGCGCGCAAACCGCGGAAGTCGCGCGAGCTGAGGCGAGCACCGACGCGGCGGCGGTAAAGCACCCACTCGACGGATGCGAGCGACTCAGCCCGACGTCGCACGACGGCGTGCAACCACGGGAGTTGCGCGTACGCCTCGAGCAGCTCGCGCGATCCTTTCTTCGGCGGAGACCCGTTGCCCAGCGTTGCCAGCTGCAGCGCCAGGCGGTCGGCCGGGTCGGCGACGTGCTGCTGTGCTCGGGTCTCGCGCTTCCAAAGGTGCCACCACGCCATGAGGGCAGAGTCCCGCGCGGGCAAGCTGCGAGGCTGAACGGATCTGACGCCTGATCAGGCCGGCCCAGCCCGGCCTCGCGTTCACCGAAAACGAAAATCCGGCGCGAATTTCTGCGCAAGAC